AACCTTGGAAGCGATCTGCGGTTGATTCGGCATCACACTGTCACAGTTCTTTGCAGAGAAGGACATGGTTGAACTGACCCCTGAGTTGAAGGAACTCTTTGAAAGCTGGGTCGTTTTGACTGCCGAGCAGAAAGAGGCAGCCAGCCAAATGCTCAAAGCAATGAGCCACAATAAGTAATGCTAAAGGCCAGAAGTCCGTATTGGGCTCCTGGCCTATTTTTATGCGCACTGCCGCTTTAGAGACAGCCCACTTTTACTTAACTCACGGGCCAGAAGCTCTTGTATAACTCATTCTGTTCCCAGACATTTTCATAAAAAGCATCCAAGCGGACTCCTTCATTGTCTTTGTAATAGAACTCTATCAAATCAATCTGATATACAGCAACTTCATGTTCGTCAACACGAGTTCGTTGCTGGTTAATGAAATGGTTGTAGAACTCAATACTTATTATTCTATTCGTCGGGCCACCGAACAAACCGGGTTCATCTTCGATAGCATAAGCTCGAAGCGCTTCCTGAATTTGTGGCTTGACTGCTTCATATAAGGCTAGATACTCAGATAACTCCAGACCTTTCTTTGAATAGGTTTTTGCTTCAAGATTTATGTCTGCTGCGCTCACAACGGAATATCGAATATACGGTGTATGTGTGAATGTCCTGAACAGAATCAAATCATTTGCGAGAAATACTTGGTTCAAATCCTCTGTTATCTTCTCCCAGTATTCTTTCTCCGGCAGAACAGGCACATCTCCACTGCTCGTTTGCTGTTCATCTGATTTCTCTTCCTCTATTCCGGAAGTTGAGACAGTTTCCTCCGTTGTATCCAAGCCTTGCTGATGGGTGGCATCTGCACTAATTTCTGGAGATGGCGATACAGGGGTAGCACCGCCTGTATCAGTGCAGCCAGGCAAAAGAAGCATTATCAGAGCAAATATCATCACTATACTGTTTTTCACTCCAACACCATCCTCTATGCTACAGTTTAATACTATGCAGACTCTGTATTCAGAACAAGCCCGCTACGCTTCAACTCAGCCTGAAGCAAAGTTTCATCGACATCTGTGTCAAGCCCGCCCACCCCAGGCGCTGTGTTTATTCTGTAAATAAGCTCTACTGGTTTCCCTCGGATAATACCCTTATCGTCGCCCCAGGTCTTAAAGAAGAGGTCATTCAATTCCCGATAAGTCATCGTTGAGTCCTCCGTTCTACAAACCAACGACCAATGTTGTTGCCCGTCTGTTCCGTGCTGCGCTCGAAAAACAGATAGCTTTGTTTTCCCAACACAGTGATTGTGTATCGGTCGCCTTGGCCTCCAGCCTTCATGGCGGCAGCTTGGCGAATATCCGTTACTTTGTCAATTTCAAACTTTCTGCCGTCCTCCCAGGTGATTTCCCTGGGGAGCATAATCCCGTCTTCCCGGTGATCTACATTAACGGCAACATAGACTTTTGCGCCTGGTACAGGCATGCTACGCACCTCGTTCCTCGAAGAACTGGGACAATGGAATATCAAGCCCGATGCATATCCGTTCGATTGTGTCAACGGTAAGTTGGCCATAACGCAACTCCGTATTTTTCAGAGTCGAATACGAGATGTTACACTGCTGTGCCAACTTGTACAGCGTGAGGTTTCTTTCCCTTGCTAGTTCCTTTACCCGTTCAATCGTGTTCATACTCTAACCTCACCTTCTTCGCATAATGGGTCAATACTCCCTTGGCACCTCCATTCTAAAAAATTAAATGTCCCAAAAACTGGACTTTATAGTACGCGACCTACAACCCGGAATCCAGCATAGGCAGAAATCGGCCTGTCGTCATATGCCTGGTTATAAGAGACCATGACTGGTTGCATGTGAACGACACCGTAGCTGTCGGTAAAGGCTTCGCGCTCGGCCTCGTCGGGTTCCTGTTCGCTGTATACCTTCAGATAGCCATCGCCGTCATAGACGAAGATGCCCACCTCGCCGACACCGATTTGTTCGCATTGCTGCACCCACACAATTTGACCGTCGTGGTAGACGGGCTCCATACTGTTACCAGATACACGAACGCCGAAATCGGCTCCCTTCGGAACGGAGGCCTCGGGGAAGCTAATCATCTCAAAATTGCCCTCATCGAGAAAAGCACCAGTACCAGCAGATACCGCTAACGAGCTAACCGGCATATCGATGTACTTGATGAACGGCACAACCTTGGGCTGGGGCTTATAACGACCCGAAGCGATGAGGTCAGCCTTATACTCGGCAACCTTCTTCAAGCCTTCGGCATTCAGTTCTGGCTGGGCGGCATTGCTCATGAAGAAGTCAGCATTCTCGATATTGAGGGCCTGGCGGATGGCAAGTAGCTGATATGCGTTGGGGGTAGAACCACCCAGTTCCCACTTGTTGATGGCAGCGGCGCTGACAGAGACGCCATAGTCTGCTAACAGTTTGCTGAATGCTGCGAGGCTAAGACCGCCATTGTTCCGAGCTTCAGCGATTCGCATACCAATATAATTCTGCTCACGATCCGAGGTAGCGTTATACAGTACGCTCCTAGAAGCAATAGATACGACTTTCGATTTACTGTCTTGATTTTTCATAGCAGTAACCATCCTTTCCGTATGCCCTGATTATATATGGCCGGAGACTCGTTGTCAACACTTTTTCAACCATTGCTCTACAACTGCGATATTTACATCTACCAAAAGTTGATGCTATTATGTGAAGCAGAAACCGTAGGAGGTGAATGTCGTGGCTAATGAGAGAGTCATCCTTCATAGTGATATGAACTCATTTTACGCTTCGGTAGAAATGATGCTTGACCCATCGCTCAGAGGAAAGCCGGTGGCCGTGTGTGGCTCGACGGAAGAACGTCACGGCATTGTTCTCGCCAAGTCTGAACTCGCCAAGAAGGCGGGCGTCAAGACTGGTATGGTAAATTGGGAGGCAAGGCAGCGGTGTCCAGGTCTGATTTTCGTACCGCCCCAGTATGACCAGTACCTGAAATACTCCAAGCTAGCCCACCAAATTTACTACCGTTACACAGACCAAGTCGAGCCGTTCGGCATGGACGAGTGTTGGCTCGATGTGTCTGGTAGCGGCACCTACGGCAGCGGCATGGAGATAGCCGAACAGATACGAACTGCCTGTCGAGAGGAACTAGGCCTCACCGTCAGCATCGGTGTATCTTACAACAAAATCTTCGCCAAGTTGGGATCTGATCTGAAAAAGCCAGATGCCATCACCGAAATAACCAGAGAAAACTTCAAAGAGAAGGTGTGGCCTCTGTCTGCCTCAGACCTTATCTACGTCGGTCGGGCAACAGAGGCAAAATTGGCCCGTTATGGCATCCACACCATCGGGCAGCTTGCAACAACAAGCCCAGATACTTTGAAGTACTGGTTCGGTGTCAACGGTCTCAAGCTGTGGTCGTTTGCCAACGGAACGGACAGTTCCCGAGTATGTCACAAGGACTTTGTCAGCCCCGTCAAGTCCATCGGCCACGGCATTACCTGCACCGCCGACCTGGAAAACAATGAGGAGGTTTTCAAAGTCATGCTCGAACTAGCCCAGGATGTGGGGCACCGGCTCCGCGTCCACGACCTGGCTGCCCGTGGTGTGCAAATCCATATACGCGGCAATGACCTAGCAGGAGTGCAGTATCAATGTAAGTTGCCGTTCCGAACGCAGCTTCCCTCAGAGATTGCCCACTATGGATTCAAGCTGTTTACAGAGCGCTTCCGTTGGACAACGAATGTCCGGGCGGTCTGCATTCGTGCCATCGACCTTATCCCGAAGTCCGAGGTGGAGCAGCTCGACCTCTTTATCGACACAGCCAAGCGAGACAAGCGGGCGCGGCTGGAGGATGCGGTGGAAGATATCCGGCGCCGGTATGGAAAACGAGCCGTTACCTATGCTGTCCTTATGGGCGATTTGAAGATGCCAGGAGATGGCCGGGAAATCGTCCGTATGCCTAGTCCGATGTATCAGTAGCACGCCCAACTTGACGTGTTGACTACCCATATTCTTCGTGTTACCATAAATGTGTGAGGTGAAGAATATGAAACTTACATCTGAGCAAATCGCGGTCATCAACCGCCACACCGATTCCGAAAGGATTGACCGCGAGAAGCTTATCGAATACTTGGAAAAGCACAAAACCATAAAGGGTGAGGTGTTTAAGAAGTGCTCTAAGGCAAACACCCGTAGTCTAACCGCTTCCCGAGGCTATTGCACTTTCCTGGATTCTGAACCCGCATACACGGCTGTGGACAGGCTGACATTTATCCGGCGTATTCCGTTTTATTTCACCCCGGTTCATTTTGGCCCAGAGCAGCGAAGTGGCCTTTCCTACATTATTCCGATGAAGCGAAATGGCGCACTGGGAGCAGATGACTATGAGGCATTCTACCGTGATTTGGAGTGGATGTACTACGACTTAGAAATCCCGCTGGACAGCATCTTTGGATATGTCCGTGACCAGGTCACCCTCCCGCCGCAGCCTAAGCGTGAGCGGTATGAGGCTTTGTCATCTGCAATTTTCGAGGAGCATGGTCTTGATGTCCGGGGGACTTTTGCCATGTGGCGGGATTACCTCCACATGTGTTATGAAAACGGGTCTAAGGACTATCTGCCAAATCGTTTCATCACAAATTACAACTACGCGCTGGAGGCCTGCGGCCGGGAGCCGATTATATATCGGCCTCTAAAGAACTTCATCACATATTTGTGCCGCGATGGAAGCTCATATGTCTGCGATGGTAACTTTCCCTGTGATGCGGAGGGCGTTCCCATCCTAAAATGGACCACGCTACGTGTCACCAACCCAGTCTCCGTTGAGTTCAATGCCGAAAAGTCCCGCAGAGGCCAACTTAGAATCAATTTTGGTCCCAAAACCATTATTTATGCAAAGGGGCTTTATATCGACGACGATGATGACACCGTAGATGAAGCCGATCTGGAATGGGAGCAAGTGTATGCCGGCCCGCAGACAATGGAGTTCAACCATGAAGCGCTTCGAGAATACCGTCTTGAACGAAAAATGACCCAGAGCGAAGTTGCCGAGGCCATCGGCACTTCAGTAAGAACATATCAGAAATGGGAAGGTGGAGATACAACGCCAGATGGTCACAATTTACTGCGCCTGATGAACTGGCTGGAAATCTCAGACGTCCAAAGCCTAATCATTTATCGGGATTGCCCGGACTAAGCCGATAGGAGGTGCCGTATGAAGAACGCAAAGCAACCCTCTTCCGCCAAGACGGTCGGGAGTGCTGCTCTGATGGATGAGGATACCGCTGTGCTGGCAGCGATTCGGAAAATAACCAGCAAGGGCAACGATGCCGAGGTCAAGCGTAAGCCTGACGGCAAGTTGCACGTCTACGAAATCAAGAGAACATCGTATCCGTAAGCAAACTGGTGCTTACGAAGGACCAACCGGGGTCAGAAGATTATGCAAACGCATAGTCTTTTGACCCCGGTTTTTTGTTTTTCCGGGTCTTCTCCCGTAAAGACAGTATATAGCCGTTAACAACAAAATATCGTTTGCCTGAATGCATGCGGGCGAAGGATACAGATATCGCCGTTCCCCACCTTTATGGGGGATGGGTTATCCGTACCCTTGGTTTCGTGCGCTCATTTTCAGGCAGCATGGGTCGGGGTCGGACTAGCCCTGGCCCTTTCTTTATGGCTTCGCCCCCTCCGCACCAGGCGGAAAGGACAAGCCATGAAAATCAAATATGAGTTCAACAACGAGACCGTAACCATCGAGGTGGAAGATCAGTGGGCAACCGTCCTGATTGACCTTGACCGTGAAGAGTACAACGCCAACCACCGCGAGACCAGGCGGCATTGCTCCCTGGATGCTCTCAACCTGGATGACACCCTTATCCCCGCAGATACAGATGTGGAGGCGGACACTCTCGCCAGATTTGACCGTGAGCGGCTCTACGATGCCATCTCTGAATTGCAGCCCCAACAGCAGGAACTGGTGCGGCATGTTTACTTTCGGAACGAAAAGCTGGCTGACATCGCTCGTGAGGAGGGCGTCAGCAAGATGGCCCTGACGAATCGGATGAAGAAGATTTATGCGGCTTTAGAAAAAAAGTTGAAATAAGGGGGTTTACTTTCCCTCTTCTCGTGGCCTACCTGTGTAAGGCACAAACAGTCAGCCTTACAGAAAGGATGATTTCAGTGAAGCACAATCTTTCCATCAGTGTTTCCAAGGCCCCCAAGTCTGGCGGTGTTGTCGCCTGCCGGACGCTGACCATGAGAGAGCGTATTCTGCGGCTGCTCTTTGGTGTCCCCTGCAAGATGACCATCCTCGTTCCGGGCGATTCGGTCGAGGAGGTCGCAATCCGCGAAATCCCCACGGGAGGTGTTCCGAGTGAAGCTGTATGAGGTTAACGTTGCCATCCAGGAACTGCTCCTGATGCTGGAGCCCGACCCCGAAACTGGTGAGGTCGCAGCAACCGATGACGTCATCGAGCAGCTCGGCCACTTGGAAATGGAACGCTCCGCCATTCTGGAGTATCTGGCCAAGGTCGTTCTCGACACCCGTGCCGGAGTTGATGCTCTGAAGGCTGAAGAGCGTCGTCTCAAGGAGCGCCGCCAGGCGTTGGAACGCAAGGACGAGCGGCTGATGCAGATTCTTGACCGTGAGTGCGCTGGACAGAAGACCGATTGCGGTGTTGCCACCATCTGCTACCGCAAGACCACCCGTGTGGAGGTCTCGGATGACCAGTCTGCCATCACCTGGCTCAAGGAGAACGGCTACGACAGTTGTTACAAGCAGCCCGCTCCCGAGGTCAGCAAATCCGAGGTCAAAAAACTGCTTCAGTCCGGCACGGACGTTCCTGGCATTGCTCTGATTCAGGACTTGTCCTGCTCACTGAGATAAGGAGGTCACCTATATGTTGAACATTTCGAGCGGGCGCATTTCCCGCGCCCAGAAGGTGGTCATTTACGGTGCCGAGGGTATCGGCAAGTCCACCTTGGCGTCCTGTTTCCCCAAGCCCCTGTTCATCGACACCGAGGGCGGCACTTCCCACATGGATGTCCGCCGCATCGAAAAGCCCGCCTCCTTCGATGCCCTTGTCGGTATCGTGAGTGAGGTGGCCAAGGAGCCCAACATCTGTGGCTCCCTCATCCTGGATACTGCCGACTGGGCGGAGCAGCTCTGCATCACTGGCGTGTGTGCCAAGTACAAGAAGACTGGCATTGAGGATTTCGGCTACGGCAAGGGATACACCTATCTGGCCGAAGAGTTCAGCCGCCTCCTGGCAGCACTCGATGCGGTTATCGCAGCCGGCATCCATGTGGTCATCACCGCGCATGCCAAAATGCGTAAGTTCGAGCAGCCGGACGAAATGGGTGCTTACGACAGATGGGAGATGAAGCTCTCCAAGCAGGTGGCCCCTCTCCTGAAAGAGTGGTGTGACATTCTGCTGTTCTGCAATTACAAGACCTTCGTGGTCACAGCGCAGAACGATACCAAGAAGGTCCAAGGCGGCAAGCGTGTTATGTACGCAACCCACCATCCTTGTTGGGATGCCAAGAACCGCCATAACCTCTCTGATGAGATGGATCTGGACTATGCCCAGATTGCCCACCTCTTCTCTGCTGCCGCACCTACGCCGACCCCTGCTCCCGAACCCGACCCCGTGCCGGACACACCCACGCCGTTGGCGACCGTCAAGGCGCTCATGGATGAAGCCAAGGTTGTGGCCGAAGAGGTTCAGGAGGTCGTTGCCCAGAAGGGACACTTCCCGGCGAACATGCCTATCGACCAGTACCCCGAGAATTTCCTCACGGGCTGGATTATTCCCCACTGGCAGAAAATCGTTGACACCATCGAGGCCGACCCTAATCGGCTCCCGTTCTAATTGATTGGAGGATTTATCATGTACGACAACTACAACAATAACGCTGTTCTCGACTGGAACGACGCCATCGAAGATGATGGCCAGGAATTTGTCCTCCTGGAGGAGGGCGACTACAACTTTATCGTCCGCGACTTCGAGCGTGGCCGTTTCCCCGGTAGTGCCAAGCTGCCCGCCTGCAACAAAGCCACTCTGACCCTGGAAGTGGACACCCGTGATGGCTGCGCCATCGTCAAGCACGACCTCATCCTGTGCCGCAATCTGGAGTGGCGCATTTCCTCCTTCTTCCGCGCAATCGGTCAGAAGAAGCACGGAGAGCGTCTGGTCATGGACTGGAACAAGGTGGTCGGCGCACAGGGTCGCGCTCGTTTCAAGCCCCGCACCTACACCAACCGTGACGGCGAGGAGCGTCAGACCAACGACCTCGACCGTTTCTACGACTATGACCCTGCTTTCTTCCCCAAGAAGCAGACCCCGGACTGGGTTGCCGAAGCTGAGAAGGCACCTGCCCAGAGCTGGGAGCAGAGTAGCTTCTAATGCAGCTCAGACCGTATCAAATCCAGGCGAAAGATGCGGTCTTGTCGGAGTGGAGTGAGGGGCACCGGAAGACACTTCTGGTGCTCCCCACTGGCACAGGCAAAACCGTAGTATTCGCCAAGGTGGTGGAGGACCGTGTCAACAACGGCGGACGGGCTCTCGTTCTGGCACACAGAGGAGAACTCCTTTCTCAGGCCGCCGATAAAATCATGGTCGCCTCCGGCATGGAGTGTGCCTTGGAAAAGGCCGAAAGCACCAGTCTGGGCAGCAACATGCCCGTCACGGTCGGCTCCGTTCAATCTCTGGCGCAGCCGAAGAGACTGGCTCGTTTCCCCAGGGACTACTTCACGGACATCGTGGTGGACGAGGCACACCACTGTCTCTCCGACAGCTATCAGCGTGTGTTGGAGCATTTCTCAAAAGCGAACGTCCTCGGCGTCACTGCAACCCCCGACCGTGGTGATATGAAAAACCTCGGTCAGTTCTTCGACAGTAAGGCCTACGAATACACCATGCCCCAGGCCATTAAGGACGGATACCTCTGTCCCATCAAGGCCCAGATGATTCCGCTTGAGTTGGATATCTCTGGGGTCAAGGTCACAAACGGCGACTTCAGTTCCGGCGAAATCGGCTCTGCCCTGGAGCCCTACCTGGATCAGATAGCCCGTGAGATGACCCAATACTGCCAAGGTCGCAAGACCGTGGTGTTCCTGCCCCTTATCCACACCTCCCAGAAATTCTGTGAAATCCTCAACGGCTACGGGCTCCGGGCTGCCGAGGTCAATGGCAATAGCGAAGACCGGGCAGAGGTCCTCCGTGATTTTGAAAACGGCAGATATGAGGTGCTGTGTAACTCTATGTTGCTGACGGAAGGTTGGGACTGTCCCGCTGTGGATTGTGTGGTCGTTCTGCGTCCCACAAAGGTTCGCAGCCTGTATCAGCAGATGGTCGGTCGCGGCATGCGCCTCTTCCCCGGTAAAGAGCATCTGCTCCTTCTAGATTTCCTTTGGATGTCGGAACGACACGATTTGTGTCGACCCTCGGCGCTCATTTCCAAGGACGCCGAAATCGCCAGGAAGATTGACCAGAAGATGATGGACACTGGTGACGGTATCGACCTCATTGACGCTGAAGAGCAGGCCGAGCGTGATGTGCTTGCCGAGCGCGAGGAGGCTCTGGCCAAGGAACTGGCTGAGATGCGTAAGCGGAAGCGGAAACTGGTTGACCCGCTCCAGTACGCACTCTCCATTGCAGCGGAGGATCTCGTGGGTTATGTCCCTACCTTCGCCTGGGAGATGGCACCGCCCTCCGCCAGACAGCTTGACTTCCTTGAGAAGCGTGGCATTTTCGCTGAGTCCGTGGAGAACATGGGCAAGGCAAGTCTGCTCATCGACCGCCTTGTCCGCAGACAGGAAGAGGGCCTGGCCACACCCAAACAAATCCGCTGCCTGGAACGCTACGGCTTCCGCCAGGTCGGTACTTGGTCTTTTGAAGCCGCTAGCAAACTTATCACCCGCCTGGCCGCCAATAACTGGCGGATTCCGTATGGCCTGACCCCAGGCAACTATCGTCCCTAATCTGGAGGTACGCTTATGAGCAATGTGTTATCGGCGCTGCAGCATATCGATGTGGCAGCGGTTTCCTATCAGGAGTGGGTCAATGTCGGCATGGCCCTTAAAGCCGAAGGTTTCGATTGGACTATCTGGGACGATTGGAGCCGGAACGACCCTCGCTATCATCCCGGCGAATGCCAGCGCAAGTGGGCCACCTTCAGAGGCAGTGCTACCCCCATCACTGGGGGCAGCATTGTCCAGATGGCCAAGGAGTACGGGTGGACTACCTATGGCGAGAGTGCCGCCCTGGATTGGAACGACACCATCATGGATGACGGCGACAGCTTCAATCAGTACTCGGCCCCGGAGACCTGGAATCCCACCCAGGAACTTATCACTTATCTGGAAACCCTCTACGACAAGGATGACTTTGTCGGCTATGTCACCAACGATGTCTGGCAGGACAACGAAGGCAGATGGGTTCCGGCAAAGGGTGTGTTTACTCGCACCGCAGGCGAGTTGATTGCCTCGTTGCGGAAGCATCCAAATGATGTGGGGGCCACCATAGGAGACTGGAAAAAAGATGTCGGTGCCTGGATTCGCTTTAACCCCGTAGACGGCGAAGGCGTGAAAAACGATAACATCACCCGCTTCAAGTACGCTCTGGTCGAGTCGGACACCATGCCCATCACCGATCAGGATGCCATGTACCGCAAGTTGGAGCTGCCCATTGCCTGCCTGGTTCACTCTGGCGGCAAGAGCCTCCATGCCATCGTTCGTGTGGATGCCCAGGACTACACCGAATACCGTAAACGAGTGGAGTTCCTCTACGACTTCCTCGAAAAGAACGGCCTGCGTGTGGACAAGCAGAACCGCAATCCGTCCCGCCTCTCCCGCATGCCCGGTGTGACTCGCAACGGGAACCGGCAGTATCTGGTGGCCACTAACATCGGGCGCAAGTCCTGGGTGGACTGGCTCGACTTCGCCGAGGGTGTTTCTGACGAACTGCCCGACCTAGTCTCTCTGGACAGCTTCAAGGATAAACCGCCCAGGCTGCCGGATGAACTCATCAAAGGCGTTCTCCGCTGCGGTCATAAAATGCTCATCTCCGGCTCCTCCAAGGCAGGCAAGAGTTTTGCCCTCATGGAACTGTGCGTTGCCATAGCAGAAGGCATGCCCTGGCTCGGCTTCTCCTGCAAGAAGGGCCGTGTGCTATATGTCAACCTGGAAATCGACCCCGCCAGCTGCATCACCAGGTTTATCAAAATCTACGATGCCCTGGGCTACAAGCAGAAGAATGCCGACAACATCGTGATTTGGAACCTCCGCGGCTACGCTGTCCCCCTGGACAAACTGGTGCCGAAGCTCATCCGCCGTGTGCGCGACCAGCACTTTGACGCCATCATTGTCGACCCCATCTACAAGGTCATCACGGGTGATGAGAATAATGCCTCGGACATGGCTGCGTTCTGCAATCAGTTCGATAAGATTTGCACCGAGACCGGCTGCGCTACCATCTACTGCCACCACCACTCCAAGGGCGCACAGGGTGCCAAGAGAGCGATGGACAGAGCAAGTGGGTCAGGTGTTTTTGCCCGCGACCCGGACGCCCAGCTTGACATGATCCAGTTGGAACTGACTGAAGACCAGATGAACAACCTCCGGGACGGCAACGCAACCGCCTGGCGCTTGGAAAGCAGCCTGCGTGAGTTTGAAAACATCCGGCCCGTCAACTTCTGGTTCGAGTACCCCATCCACCGAATCGACACGAGCGGCGAACTTGACCGGGCATTCGCAGAAGGCAGTGTTATGGCCAACCTGTCGAAGAGCAAAAAATACACCACCTCTGACGAGCGCCGCTCCTCCATTGACGCAGCATACCAGGCCTGCTCCTGTAACCCCATCGTGACGGTCACAGACATGGCGGAGTACCTCGGACTCACCCCCAGATGCGTCCGTGACAGGCTCAATGAGATGAAAGACCGATACGAGGTTCGCAAGGGTGCGGTCGCCCTAATAACGGAAAATGAATGACGGAAAATTTCGCTTTTCCGTTGGAAACGGAAATAGGCCTTATATAGTGAACTTTCGTTCCCTCACGGTCACGCATGTGGGAAAGGCTGAAAGCCTAGCCTTTCCCCATAACGAACCGGGACTAGGCGCTTTTCCAGATTGGAGGTACAACATGAATTTCTTCATTGCAATACATCCGCCTACGGCAACCGCCCAGGAGCGGAAGGTCAAGGTCGTTAACGGCAAGCCCGTCTTTTACGACCCTCCCGCCGTGAAGTCGGCAAAGGAGCTGCTCTCCGCATATCTGGCGCAGCACCGGCCCCCGGAGCCGATGAAAGGTGGCCTTTCGCTGCGAGTGCTGTGGCTGTTCCCCAGAGGGACGCATCCCCACGGCGCCTGGCGGATTACCAAGCCGGATACAGACAACCTCCAGAAGCTGCTCAAAGACTGCATGACGCGAGTCGGCTTCTGGGAGGATGACGCCCAGGTTGCCCGTGAGGTCATCGAAAAGCGATGGTCGGATGAGCCCTGTGGCATTTACATCGAAATTGAACCCTTAACGGAGGTCACTACATGAGCATCAGCTACTTGAACGCCGAACGGTATGCAGATCCTACGGCATACCAGGCTCTTACCAATATCGAGCGGGCGGAAAAGCGGCAGTTCCGGCCTTTGGTCTATGTGTGTTCTCCCTATAGCGGAGATATCGAGGCCAACACCGAGGCTGCCCGCAGATACTGCCGCTTCGCTGTCGAAAAGGGCTATATCCCGGTCGCACCCCATCTGCTGTATCCCCAATTCCTCAATGATGCAGATGCCGATGAGCGAAATCTCGGCCTGTTCTTCGGCAATGTCCTGATGAGCAAGTGTCACGAGGTCTGGGTTTTCGGCAACCGCATTTCTTCCGGCATGGAGGCCGAAATTGCCCGTGCCAAACGGAAGAACTACATTATTCGACACTTTTCGACAGATTTGAAGGAGGTAACGCAATTTGAACGCTAAAGATTACCTCTCCCAGGCCAGATACCTGGATGCGCGGATTAACGCCAAAATCAAGCAGGTCGAACAGCTGAATTATCTGGCAACGAGCGCCACATCGGTACTGTCTGGCATGCCCCACAACCCAAATAAGGCCACCTCCAAAATGGCCGATATTGTGGGCAAGATTGTCGACCTGCAGGCTGAGATTAACCACGACATCGACACCCTTGTGGACTTGAAACGTGAGATTGGAAATCTCATCAAAGCTATCCCTAATGTAGAGTATCAAACTCTATTAGAAAAAAGGTATTTATGTTTCCAATCGTGGGAGCAGATAGCGGTTGACCTTTCATTTAGCATGCAACACACTTTCCGAATGCATGATGCTGCATTGAAGATGATTGTCCTCCCCTCTGAAGAATAAAGAAAATCGCCAGCTGTTTTCCCCAATCAGCTGGCGACTTTCTCATTTAAGGTTAATTAAATTATCCCACGTACTATTGTAGCCCATAATTTGCATAACGTCGTCAATAGAAATAGTATGCAACTGTTTAGCAAGTTTAGCAAATGCAGCTTTCATTGCAGCCACAAATTCCTTTGTATCCCCCTTGCTTAACACCATAGCAAAGATAATGGCTATGGCATAAGCATCGTTTGTCCCCGAAGGATAAGATCCGCTTGCGTCTCTAACAAGGCCCAAAACATTGAATTTTGCGATACTGCGAGTATGTAGCCTGCGACGGAATTTCATGTCGAAAAACCGCTCGTCATGAGCGCACTTGTTCCTCGCCAAGCTGCACATATCCATGTACTTGTGCAATTCATCACTTGGGATTCCAAACATTCTTGCGACACTCATTTTATCATTGGGCTTCATAGCTTTATAAAAGTTCGTAATCTTTCCGAAAGTAAGAACATTCACAAGCACCCACAAGGGGATATAGCCATACTCTGACATGTAATGAGTAACAACCTGGTGGTGTTTACTCATCTGTCGTGCGATTTCCTGCTGAATATCACCCATAAGTTTTATGATGGTACCGATGTTTTCCTCCGCACTCAAATGCTGAATTTGAGGGAGGTCGGCATGCATGTCCAAACGATTGGTATTAGCAATCCTACGCAAAACATTATTATCTGTAGAAGGGCCTGTGTAAAAATTCTCAAGTTTGAGATAATTATCATGCCCGTACTGCGCAGAGAATTCATGCGCCAAAACCGTTTTGAAGGCATTCTCTACTTTGAGCAAATACTTCAGATAGATATGTCTTACTTCTCGGTCAAAACTGTACAGCCCATACACCTCGTCAAACGTTGTGCCCGCCTTATACTTTTCGGCGGCTGGCGTAGATGTAGGGTCCAAGAACAAATCCTTGTATCCATTAATAACATTGTAGTAATTCTCTTTTTCGAGAATGCGCATGACACGAGAGCCCTGAGAGCCCTTACCAATAACCATCCCTCGACTGCGCAAGATGGTCAGCAACTGTCTGTATGTTTTATATTCTTTGTCTGCCATTAAGATTCTCCCTACAATTAAAAAGCCCCCGGGCCCGAAGGACACCGGAGGACAAACTGGCAAATTATTTACACCCTTATTATACCATGGCGCGCCAAAAAGTCAATACACTTTCGACGTATTGCCACGGGTGAATTAATTTCCCTTACTATCCTATGCAGTATCTCATAGAATATGCACTTCTTTGTGCAACAATAATATTACATTTTTCGCCACAAATCAATAGCCTCAGGCATTCATTTGAGATCTAATGTGATTGAATGAGAGTATAACCCTGCGCTATACTGTAAAATAGGAAAACAACATAGACGAGCCTCGTGGGTGCAAGCCCACGGGGCTTTTCTTATGCCCGGAAGGAGGTGTCCAAGTGCCTAGCAAACCCAAGCGACCTTGTTCCTATCCCGGCTGTCCCAACCTTACTGACAAGCAGTACTGTCCCGACCACGAAGCTGTGGCGCGCAGAAACTACAACAAGTATGAGCGAGCTCCCGAAGTGAACAAGACTTACGGCAGAGCGTGGAAGCGTATCCGTGACAGGTATGTGGCAGCCCACCCGCTGTGTGAGATGTGTGAGCAAGAGGGACGGCTCGTTCCTGCCGAAGAGGTGCATCACAAGCTGCCAATCTCAAAAGGCGGCACACACGACCGCAGCAACTTAATGTCTCTGTGTCGGTCTTGCCATACCAAGATCCACTTCGACATTGGCGACCGTCAGCCCAGGCGGTAGGGGCGGTCAAATCTCTACGGCTTGGCCTCGCGGGCAGCGGCCCGGGGTCATTTACGCAAAAATCCGATTTCAAACGGGGTATTAAAGGTCCCGCGCAAAGGAGGTGTACG